TTGTTGACATCACTGCACACCTACTTATTCGACATTCTGCGCCGGATTCCGCAAGACGGAACGTTTGACCAGTTGGGACCTCTTCGGTCCCTTCTGGACTTCGCTCGGCTTGGGCACCCTTGCTTTAGTTTCGACTTGAGCAATGCAACCGACCGCTTACCCGTTGCTTTACAGCAACAGGTATTATCCCACTTAGTGGGGCCCTTAATGGCGTGGGCCTGGCGCGTCTTACTGACGCACCGGACCTACTACCATGATAAGGCGGGAGGATTGAAATACTCTGTTGGTCAACCAATGGGGTGTCTCTCTTCCTGGGCCATACTGGCAATTACACACCATGTGATTGTCCAAGTGGCCGCATACCGAACAGGTTACGTCGGTTGGTATCCTTTCTATGCTGTGCTCGGGGATGACATAGTCATCCTCGGACAACGCGTGGCAGAGGAATACCTGTCCATTATGCGATATCTGGGAGTGCCGATTAATCTGACGAAATCTATTTCGTCAGAGAAAGGTCTCCTTGAGTTCGCTCGTCGAGTGGTATCAGCTCATCACGGTGATTTGAGTCCCGTATCCGGCCGGCAATTGCTGCGCTCGGTTCGGGCACCCATTTTCATCGCTGATCTCCTGGTCCACGTTCTCGACCTTGGTTTGGTAGATTTTCCGAATCAGGTACGAGAGATCCTTGTCCGACTGGGACCTGAGATGAACCGTAAGGTTCTTCGCGGGACCGGCCGGATGTTGGTTGCCAGAGCTTTTGTTCTGCGCCGATTCCAAGGAGTGTGTCGTATTCCGTCCGCCAAATGGCAAGATGAGTGGTTTCGTTCACTACTCGGTCCCCAGATTCCCGGCGGTGAACTTAAGTTCACAGCCAGTATCCTCGAACAGCTTGAAGCTCTTCGAAGATATGAAGGGGATTTGCGGCGTGCCGTTCTTAACTGGACCCGGTTCTACTTTACGTGGTTCCGGACCCCGTTATTTAACGGTACTCTGGGAGGGATTCTCTCAATCCCTCTGGTAATAGTGTCGCCAGCTTTCTGGACCTACCTCCTTGCCTACGTCAGCGCCCTACTTCGTTTATACGAGATTGGGCGCCCCTTGTACGTCGACATGTTGAGTGGCACGTTGGGGATCTCGATTTGGGGGAACTACCGTCGCCTTCCGGAGTTAAACTTTAACTACGGAGGTGATTCGGATGTTGCCCCTATTCCGATCCCGGAGATGTTCCTCGAACAGGTTCGACGACCGTCCATTAGCGATATTCTTGAGAGCACTCAGCTCTTGGCTTATTTACATAAGTCAAGTCGGCCTAATACTCTTAAGCGTACTCTAAGGACTCACATGGAGCGCTTGCCCGCGCCCAAAACGGCTTAACAACCGTTCCGGGATAGAAGCGCATCGGCCGTGCAATTCGGTCGGTCCTGGAAGAGCGCGGTGTAAAGACACCTTGGCGACCTAACCTCGGTTAGAGGTTTCTCTGGTCAATATCAGACTTTG